CTAGCAGTAATAAACTCAAAATAAGGAACATACCCTGCAGACGTAGAATAAAACCCTTCGGTTGTTGTTTGAATAGGAGCAAAGCGTGCATATCGCAAATCAACCAACGAAGCAGTGCCTAGCGAGCCAGTAAACCACGAGTATTGCTTATCGGAACGCGGGATCGGATGTGTGACATAAAAGTTATCATACTGAGCAGCGGAAACGAAAGCGACAGTGGGAGGGTTAAAAATATTTGGGTTTACTGATTGGCTTGTATATTTCAACGTTCTTTTGGTATTTCTATGTACCTTATGAAAACCAGGATATTGAGTAAACGAAGCTCCTGGTCCGCCGGCAGTTTGTTCTGGGCCGTCAGTTACTGCTGTCGTTCCTGTAATCCACAAAGAATCTCTACCAAATCGTGCTGTATGTCGAGAAAGCTGAGAGCGTAACCCATAATCCTTTGCGTGAATATCCGTAACACGGATGCCAGGGATTCCTTCACCAACTGGCTCTGAAAGAGTTCCGCTGGGACCCTGGGAAGGCTTAATTACAGTTAGATTTCTATTGTTTATAGACACATAAGGAGAGAATTCAGAACTGCGAATATCTTCAAACCCTCGTGACATTACTTCCCAACCACCACAATTTGCAAACCTGCCCACTATAACAGTTTGATGTCCCGATCCAGTAAACTGGGTAGGCGCATAAGTTAATCCGAAATCGAAGTGCCCTTCTGCTCCACGATGCCAGTTAATGAACGTATTAATAACATTTGCTTTTTTGGGCAAAAAACTGCCGGTAGTTCCGCCGGTAAAAGCGGCAGCAATAGTAGCATCCCCACCATCAATATCTGTGACAATGGCGGTATTTCCTCGTACCCCGGATCCCGTCATCTGAGTTAAAGTGAGCGTATCACCATTTCTGAGAGAATAAATGTTAATATCCCCATTATTATAAGCCAGGTCTAAAGCTTCGTCCAGTTCAATCGCAATTTGACGTGGAATGTCTGCAACACCCGAAGATGCACTTCCGAAACGATACTCCGTAGGAGAATCTCGTACTGCTGTAGTGATCGAAGTGTCACACGTAAAGGTGACGGTAGGGTGTGTCTCATCAGTCAACTGAATATATTCGCCATTAAGGTTGCCGGGAACAAGAGTCAAAATCTCAATAGTAGCGGTTGCTTGCGACAAAGGCACCGAAAGATCAATCGTGGGCAACTGATCAAGAAAACGACGAGGATTAGAATAAGCTCCAACCGTGTTAACAACTTCGTATTGTTGGTTATAGTTTCCTAAAATCGTAGAACCCGTTGTATGGTGAATATTACGAATGTTCACCGGACGCTTCGCAACAAAGTCTCTATAGTATACTGCCTTTTCGGAAGCCGTCATCGGATAAGGGCGCGCGCCAACGTCATTAGCTTCTGGCCATGGATAATCCGGGCCTACCATGCCGATAGCTCCGCTAAGTGTTACATCGTTGCATTGTCCCAAAAGGATCTTCCAAGCTTCAGGACGTGTGAGATAGGTGTCCAAAGTGGGGCCCTTGTTGATGGCAATATGTCGCGACTGGTGGCCACCCACTGCATAATTCGTAAAAGGCCCCTGCATAGGAATTTCCATCTCTGCGCCATAAGAATCATGATGGAGGTTGGTAATCTCTAGAGATGAACTAACTCTTTCCACCACTCTCTTGTTATATCCAGTAGTTACAGAAGAACTAATCACATTGAAGGGGAAAGCAAAAGTTGATTTAAGGCTATTGTACCCAAAGCCATTTTGCCACTTTCTACCATGATTAACCTTAAAGACTCTCTTAATCTTGGTTGTCGGATATTCCTTAAGAGTTTCTCTATAGGTTTCTCTCAGCCCCTCTAAAGAATCTTCGAAAGCCGTCAAAACGTTTAACGGAATAAATCTTCCATCGGTAGTATTAACTGGGCCAGCTGGGCGTAGAGCGGTGTAAGTAAACTGAATGTTTTTGTTTTCTTTGAAGTTTGTGCCGCCCTTATAAACACTAGCATTGGGCTTTCCCATATCCAACTTGTATGTTTTAGCAAAAGCTCTGCCGGCGAAACCTCTGCCTTTATATTTAACGCCGCCAACTGTTGACAAAACGGGAAGGCTTTGGCTTAAATTGGGACTAGCAGCTACAGTATCACGAATTTTATCTCTCTGAGTGTCTACCGATGGATTACCCGAAGTAATCGATGGTGCGCTTCTTTCGGCTCTTAGATGCCAATAGGTGCCACTAATATTAGTACGACGGGGAGAAGAGGGGAGAGGAGAAGATCCCTTCGGAAAAGGATAAAGTTTTTCAGCGATACCGCTAAATGCGGCTGCGGGATCACTTGGTTTAAATTCTAATGTAGGAAATTTTGTTTGATATTTGTTTCTTTCTAAAACATGACTTTCAACAATATTCAAGACTCCATCTGCAAATTGAGCAGAGCCTGGTATTAATTGACTAATAATAGAAGTAAGAGATTCGTCAAACCATTTGTAATAATTAAGATATTTTTCAACATCTTTAATATCTGTCACCTTGCGAAAGAAGATCTCTCTCAGCTTCTCTAAAGCTTTATAACGTTCACGATATCGATTAACTGGCTCTCCAATAACATTATTAAAATCAACGACACCAGCAAAGAATTTAAGCATTTCTTCCGAAATTGCGTTATACATGCTCTTTTCAAGCGCAAAGAAAAAGTTCGGAACAGTTTGATCCACTCCAAATACTTTATCGTCATCATCTAATACCTGCACCATGTCTGAAGAAACAGCAATTTGAGGATCGATAAACTTATATGTATTACTTAATTTGCTTTCAATTGCCTCAACTGATGAAGTCTGGAACCCTTTGCCCAAGCCCGTAAGTTGATATCCGGTAATGTTGCCAAGCCATCCATAATTGTCTCTCATAAACGCTGAACCAGAACTCATATCTGTTACATTAAAGGAGCCTGCCGCATTTGAACTGGTGACATTTGAGAAATCCCAACTAAGTGCCAATGTGTTTAGATTCAAAATCTCCAGATTTCCGTCATTGGGATCCTTGGGTGAAATCTCCATATACGAGCCAGAGATTCCTTGATTCGTTATGTCAAACAAATGTTGATCTAAATCACGATCATTAATGTATTTAGTCCAATATTTAAGGCTAGATACCTCAACATCGCTCTTCTTAAGAGTGGCGCCTGTCAAGTTTGTCTTATGTGCTCCCGCATAAAGGCGCTTGGCAGAGCCCAATATTTGATTTCCGCGAGCTTTAGTGATCGAGCCAGTAAGCGAGAAGCTATCTTGCACCGTCCCCAAGTAGGTGTTAACACCTCTGAAAAACAAATCATAGGTGTAGTCTGTGGATCCCGAAACTATTTCCGTAACAGGATAGTTACTTGGCTTTATCCTTACCGAAAGATTCCATCGATCATTGTCATAAGTACCCAAGAAAGTGCTGCTTGTCAATTCAGGAAAATAACTAGGAGAATTAGAAGAGGTTAATTTGAAATAAACATTTTTAGACCATGGACTATCGCGTACTGCCAGTACTTGAAAATTGGCATAATCTAAATCTACCCACGTGGTATTCACGCCACTTAAAGAGTCGGCGCTACCTGTGTCAACTGTGTGCATCCCAAACAGTGATACAGGGAGAAACTCTCTGTCAAAGGGCGCATCTTCCTGTTTAAATGCGGGAAAAAAGATGTCTGACTCGACAGTAAAACCATATTTATTCTCATAACCAGAGCCTTGACTACCAGAAATATAGCCTAAACTATCAGCATTTGATGCGTTTTGCGCTTGATAAACTGTTCCCGTTAGATTGTTTTTATAGTTAAAATTAGCGCTTTTCTTGTCAACAATCGTTTGTATCAAATTATCTTTTAATTCATATTTTTGATCGTTGTAATAAGCGTTAAGGCGTAATATTTCCTCATTAAGATTAAAACAGCTTAATACATTTCTTATTGCCTTTGATGTTCCTTTTGCCTTAAAGATGTTTGCTAAGTTATTATAAAGATTTAAATAAATCATATTTTTCATATTATTTAAATCAGATTCAAAAAGCATAGTCTGATCTCTATTCTTAAACCTCTCCAACACATCCGAATCTATAAAGATTTCAGGAGTATACAACCCCAAAGACTGGGGCATATGCTGCGCGAAAGGCAACGGAATATAAGACGAACTAGTGTATGTCTGACTGCGGAATTTTGGTACTTGTGAAATTAACGTATAAAGTGAATCAAAGTACGTTCCCACAATATGACAAATAATCTGCAGATTTCCATGTTCTGTTGCCTCATGATCTTCTACAATCCAACTTGGAATCATGCTCAAAAGTGAAGCAACATTAGTATTGTCGTGATAAGAGCCACTGTTTAATAGCCCTGTTTTTAATGTCGCGATATCTGGATGAGAAGATCTAATAATGGGATCAGGATACTCTACATTTGCTGCGCTGGCTGAAACTATTGCTGAGCCAGTATTGCGTGAGGTTGCTGTATATCCTGTCCAAGTCCCGTTAGTGATACGTCCACTGTAATCTAGTACAACTCTATCGATAGAGGAAGTTTGTGTTATACCTTCGTTAAATTTATAATAAACACCCAATGTGGTGTTAGATATATCTGTATTAGTGCCGCCATTTACAGGAACAAACCAATTTTTTGCTATCTCGTGGGAGTTTCTCCTTACTTTCCAGAATCGAAATTCATCCATAGAACCACTTAACTTACCGGCGCCGGCTAAGTTAGAAGGTACGCCGGCGGTTCCAGAAGGCGCAGTTAAAAGTCCTCCAATGCGGGCTTGCATTTTTTTAGACTGTAGTTCGTTTAAAGTAATGGAAGAATAAGTATTAGTATCATCTAATTGTCCATCAACATATAATTTAGCAATAAAATCAGAGCCACTATTATACAATGCTAAACTATAGAATTTCCAATCGGCAAGCGATCCCGTTGTAACTGTATTTCCGATTGATTGTTCAAAAATTCCAGTAGTTCCCGACTGTGCAGTTATTAGAAAAGGAGACGTGGCGCTACTAGTAAGAGCAATCGTAATACGCCCATACGGAGCGCTGGAGGAAAGCTGGTTGTTCCACATGTCAAAAACAACTTGTTTTTCAGTTAAAGCACTGTCTAGCGAGCCAGTCTTTAACCAAAATTCAACAGTAACACCAGTATCAAAATTAGATTTAAGATTCGACTCTCTTGAGCCTGAGCCGTAATTTGTCGGTAAACGAGCAGTCGTATAAATATTAGTATCATAAATGTTGGCAGAACTAATATTGGAAGAACTAGGATTTTGAAAAAGTTTTGCGCTAGTAGATGCCGTAATCGTGTGTGGGCCACCGAAAAATTCAATATATTCCTGTGTTATCGGTTTACCAAATCCACGAACTATAGATCCGTCTCGGGCGCCCCATCCTTCCACACACAACGTAGCATAACCAGTTGTACGCGGGTAAAGATTATCAAATATATATCTGTCAATATCTAATGACTTGTTGTGATATTCATTTACTTCTGCATCGGAACCATCATAGGGAAAATAATCAATAACTCTCTCGATTGATGATTTATAATATAAATAAGCCGATCCATAATGAGCAAAATTCTCAGGCTTAGAATAATCAATCTGCGGAACGTATGTTTCCTGCTTCAGTTTAATAGCACGGGCGTTGCGCGCAGACTCTACTTCGTTGAACGTCTGTTGTTCTGTAGTGTCTGAAAGGTAGTTATTTGATTTGTCTGTTGATTCAAAAAGTTTTTTAATACTCATAATCTTCTACTCGAAACTTAAACGTTTCACTTTGTTCCACCCATGATTGTAATTCCGGATCATAAAAAGAAAATTTAAACGCATAAGCATATCCAGGCTGCAAAAGGCTCATATCACAATCGAAATAATTTCCGGAAACATCATAAGACAAAACCGTATGCAGATCCGCACCAGTTCCATAAGGAATAGCATTATATGAATCCAAAACTCTGTAAACAGTATAGGAGGCACTTTGAATAGTCTTAGTGGGAACTGCGGTGTTGGCTACAGTATATACTGTCGGATCCCAGTATTTATTACGAATAAACAAATTAAAACGAGCCACTTCATTGTGACGATATTTGTCTTTTAAATTAGTAATATTTAAATAATGAGTCGGAGCAGCTACCGCAATGCCTCCCCTCAATGTTTTGGGTGCGATAGCGCCAGTACTATATTGCACAGATCCGCTGTACCATACATCATAAAGTGTCTCCAGCGGAGTGGCAGCTGCCGTAATGGCAATCGATGCTGAATATATACCAGTAGAAACCCAACCTCCCGTGACATATGACGTGGCGTCGTGTAAAGATAATTTAGAACCAGATGGAACTGAATTGTCAGAAGAGCCAGAATAAAGGCTAACTAAAATAGATCCAGTTCCGATTCGCGGAATATCCCTCAATCTTCCTCGCACATAGTTATAAAGATAAATTGTGTTTAGATTGTCTGCAGCAGGTGCCAGGGAGCTACTATAATAGAAATCTCCTCTATTGTCGCGACGTGAATCGTCCCAGCGAGCCTCTATTACTGGACGCTTGAAAAAATATTGGGTACCTCTAGCAAAAAACCTCTTCGTATAATAAGATACAGTCGCTCCTCCTAAATTGGATCCTTGGGGTGCACCGGAGCCGGTATAAGCTTCATACGCAGAAGAAAGAAAAACTCCCATCCCATAATCACCCAACGTGCCGGCAATCCACTTTTCAACTAAATCAGATACATCTATTTCTAAATCTTCTAGCCCAGTAGGAAAAGACTGGCTTAAAACAATATCAGATGCCCCTGTTAAAAAGTTCCCTCCAGGGCGGGGCCATGCTGTTGTATTTGAAGCGCTCATCCAATTTGCGCCAGTGTTTCCTTTGGTAATGTCTTTATATTGTTCTAGATCGAGCCCAATTCCTTCCTGCCAAGATTGAGAAATAGCAGAAACAATTAACTTATATTCCACCGGCACTGTTTTCGAAGTTTTTGCATTGAACATGCGAAGGTAGAAGCTCACGCTGCCGCTAGCAGGAATAACTGAGTTTGTTCTATCAGTAGTAATATCTGAGATAGGGAATTTAATTAGAATTCGTGAAAGCTCAGAAGAGCCAGACGCTTGTCTTCCGTAAATTGAAAATGTTTCTAAAACATCAGCTAAACCCATATTGGCGCCTGTACCGCGTGTCACCATATCAGGCTGATAAGCATTTACAATGGTAGTGTCAGAGTCTGCTTTATATCTTTTAATTGACATTACCGTATCTTTCCTATAATATCTGTTTGTGGAAATTTAATTTCTATAATTGCGTTCTTGGGTACAATAAGATAGTCCCCATCGGGAGAAAGATTTTTCTCAATATCCAATTCGGTGCCGGCATAATTTCCGCCTGTCTTGTTTACCACGTTTGCCTTTACAACATCTAAAACGCCAGTAGTATCTTTCAATGTCATATATATATCACTCAGATAGATGGGCTCTCCAATAAAAAAGGAAGTAGAATATTTGCGAGCTAATGATTGAACACAAGCATCTAGCAAAATAAATTTATCTGCATTAGTGGCTGCCTTAACAATAAAATTAATTCCAATATTAATAATATATGGATCTAAAATATCGACAGTATCATTAATCATTCTATACTGATTAATCCAAGTTTTTAAGTTATTTTTTATAGTAGAGTTAGTTTTTGTCAAATATCCTTGTTGATCTTCGGAAATTACATATAAATTCATATTTCTTTTAAGAGCATCAGGATCTCTTTGCACAGAGCATCTCTTAATAGAGCCAAATTTAGCTGGCATTCTATATGTCAGATTCTCATAATCTGCTTGTGTAACTGCACGATTTTGAGTAGGGAACGTATCAAAAATCCGTCTTTTTATCTCGCCTGAAGTTGGGTTTGTAACATTTCCGACAATAGGCGCCTCATTCGAAACCTCTATAGAAGATACTACTGCGTTTGTCTTAACAGCGCTCAACGATGCTCTATTTGCAAAGTCAACTAAAGCATCAGTTACTGTTGTGATTGTTCCTGCACCAGTATTAGAATTAGAAGGGTTTGTAACGCGATATACGATTGTCAACGTAGTATTCGAGGGAACGATTCCATAATTTTTGTTTTTTGAAAGGCGAGTAGGATCAAAAGTGGTATCTGTCACATAATCTTTTCCAAATACATCAATTGCCACTGATTGAGGGTTTGCCACTACATCCGATTCTGCCCCATTTCCACTTCCAAACTGTAGATATACATTATATCGATCACGTTCTAGTGTAAATTTTCGAGATACCAAATACGGCTTTATAACAGAAGGAACATTATCATTCAGGAAATTGTTGTTAGATATTTCTTTAAAAACCATATCTTGCGCAAGGTAATCAACTTCAAAATATTCACGTCCTTCCGAATCAAATACAGAGACTATTTCTGATACATTGGGGGAAGTTAATTTTATTCTCTTAAATTGTTGAAATGCTCCAATTTTTTTAGTTTCTTGGCTAAAATATCCAGATACTACATTGCCCTGCGCTCGAATCGCATAATGAGTGGGCGCGCCGGTGGTGGGATTCACTCTTCCTACTACCATGGGATTGTTAGCTGCAGCAAAATCTACATTTTCTGTTAAAATAAAATTTAGTCCACCAGTCGAAGTAAAGCGTGTTCCTTTTTTTAAAATGGGAATATATCCTCTATCGGGACCCAAACCGGTGGCTGTGGCTGGTACCAAAACATAAAGAGTCACTACTCCATAGGTAGAGGGGCGTCCTGTGCTTTTGTATCCTAAGATCTTGCCGTGGCGAAGAATATTGCTATATTGATAAGAAGTATCTAAAAATGATTCATTAACATTATAATCCAGGTAAAAGGATAGCTGATCTCCCACATATGCTACCATATCCAACATCAATGCCCCAAAAGAGGCATCGCTAAAATCTTGAAAAGTATCTGGATAAAATCTTTCTGCGATTTCCATTAAATCATCTCGAATACTTTCATAATCTCGATGAGTATAATCAATCGGTATAATCTTTTTTTGTTCGTCTGGCATAAAAAACCCTCAATTTTTAAATAGTAAATTCTAATAAATCTTTAGCACCAATTTCTGGAATAGCATACGCTATCGAGACGCCTAAACGATTATTGTCTCGATCTGCGGTACCAAAAGAAATCTGTACGATGGATACAACTGGCAAATAAATCTTTACTTGTTCTTTTATCTTTTTATTTATTGCCCCTTCTGTCCCTTGACCATAATTTTCAAATAAATAACGCTTAATCCCCACACCAAACTCTGGTACCATGATTCTTTCTCCAGGATTGGTTAAGATTAACATTTTTAAATTTTGTTTAATTAACTTTCTTATATTTCTAATCATCATATAGCCGTCATCAGAATTTCTTTCTAACGGTAATGCTACGCCAAAAGAAGCCATTTTGTTTTTACCTCTCTATAATTAGGGTCAATCTTCCTTTTCACAAAGTTCTCCCTTAGAATTAAAGGGATTGTCCCTCAGCATTCGCCTCTGCCAACGGGGCAATAAATGCTGGCCTGTTGGAGGTTTTAAAGCCTCTCTAAGCCCATTTAACAGAATCTTCCCTGGAGTATCACTGTCATCTTCGATTCCTGCTTCAAAATCTCTAGAATTATAATGAACTTTAAATAATTTTTTAATGCGTCTTTTTGAATTTCTCAATAATACTTGATCCCACTCATCCCATGTCTTTACAAAAGGAGTAAACGTACTCTGTCGATCCTCCACGTTTGCCCATCCCTCTACGGCGGGTTCGGAAGTGGCAACTCCATCGTCTACCGTCACCATCATTCCAGGCTTTTGATCTATGTCGCCGGCGTCGTCGCCTCCAAAGGCTATTCCCTTCTCGACAGTAAGTTCTCCAATCGACGGCAAAAATCCTTCAGCGTTATAAATTGCCAGTAAAGCTGTCATTTTCTTTAGAGGAAAAACATACTGTCCTACCAACTTGTATGTGTCATCTTGTTTCAACATATTAATCAAACAAAGCAACAACTTGCTATCACCTACGAAGGGCGCTATTTCTCCAATAGATGTATCAAGCGCATCAACTTCTACTGTTGTTACGGGATAAGCAGTGCCATCCATTACTACTGAAAATTCCAAACCGTATCTTATTCCCAATTCTCCATCGAGTCCTACAACTTTTCCGCCAGCATCTGTCACTAGTTCTAAGGTGCCAGGATACACTTCAGATATCAATAAGTTATTATCATTAGATTTAATAGTTTCGAGAGCAGTATCGGGCGCCACTTTCACGCCATCAATACTTATATATTTTTCAATTAAAAATGGTTGTTCTGTGCTTGCTGTCGCTCCAGTTCCGTAATCTTGCACATCCCCGATTGGCACAACTACCTGATCTGCCACAGGGCGCAGGCTGGCGTGATCATCATCTACATGAAACTCGCCTGCCATATAAATGGTATCACCATTTTCATCCACATAAACATGATAATAGCCTGTATACATTTCTCCAGTATCTGCGTCGGTAAATTCGGTACCATTAGTATATAATTCTTCCCCTTCGGTTGGCAACGCAACTACTTCCTCTTTAATGTCTTGACCTAAAGTCAAACTACTTCCTTGAGTGAGATTCTCAAAAAGATAATAATCTAAATCAAATACGTCAGGAGCCATTCCTACGCCTTCTAAATTATCAATAAATTTCTCACCCATATAATTTAACTGTTCGTTAACCAACTCTTTAAGCACTAATTTTGCAGCTTCTTCAGTCTCTTGTACCGCTTGGAGGTTCATATTGGAACGATAATTTTTTAAAGTTTTAAAAATGCTTACTTCGTCAAGCTGTTTTGCTTCCTTTAAATCGCTTCGATAAGGATAAGGATAGGCATCTTGCAGATCGTTGATTTTGAGCATAGCTGCCAATACATTTTCAGGTGGATTCATAATATTTCCATCCATCACTCTTCGGGAATACATTTGAACCGATTGCTCTAAAAATGCATACCAAAACTCACTATCTTTAAAGGGCCCTTGAAAGAGTTTCTTTCGAGTGTTTTTAAATTGTGATTCCATATCCTCTACGATATATTGCGCGAAGAGGGAACTAAAGACTTCTGTGAATTTAGGATAAAATTTAGTAAAAGTTGCCATTCCTTTGATAAAGTGGACGCTTACAAAGATTCGAATAGCTGCCGTAATAAGCCCCTGAATTGCCGCTACAGATGGTCTTTCTAGTATTCTATTATAGGGGACTTCCACCACACAATCAGGATCCGATTTTAATCTTTCGTCTACAGGCAATGTAGGATACGCATCATCTATAATACTTTGAATTTCTTCAAAATCTACCAAATCAGTCCGTTGAGGCTTGCATGGACTTAACTCAGGAAACATTACATCTACAAAGCCTAGCCAGCCTTCATTTTTCAAAGGCTTAATATAAATCGGAGGATTCATGTAATTCCCTCCGTATTGTGCGGGATCTAAGTAGAAAACTCTATTTTCATCGTCACGTTGGCCGCTATCAACTTCATACTGCATTCGACTAACGCCCAAAATCATATCATCATTAGACAAGGTGTCCCCATCATCATTTGTGGCATCGAAGTAATCCTCACCATCGTCGGTTACATATTCGGTGTCTTCTTTGGTTAGATTGTCGAATACGGCGCCGTAATCAAACGATCCAGTGTTTGCCGCGATATCGCTAGCCAAGGTAGAAAATAACGTAGACATAAATTCGTCATGAAATGTTTTAACATTTCCGTTTGATACACTAGCTCCATTATTGTTTAATATTTCAGTTAAAAGCACAATCTGAGGCATATATGTCGATTGCGAGTCAAAAGTTCCTAGAAAGTCTGGATAAGGATCAAAATCAATTCCATCGAGAGTATTGTCTACCGATAAAAACTCAAATTTTCTATCATAAATAATTCCCGCTTCTTTTGCTGTGCGCTTGAAGTCTGCCTTTTCCGCCTTTGTCATAAAAGGGATTGTAGAAAAATCCAAATTGGCTGCAGCATTATATAATGTAGTAAGAAGAACTCGGGCATTATCGCTAGGAGTTTGAATTTCCTCTCCATCTATCTCTATAATTTCAGAACGATTCATTGCATTGCCGTCTGAATCTTCTATCAAATCGGAAAGGAAAAAATCTAATTCAAAACCGAATGAAAAATCTTGATCCGTGTCTCCCTTTGCTAAATCTCTATACGACAGGGAGACATCTGGAGTCTTTTTGCGCGCATTACGTGTCATCTTAACCGACTCTGATTCGTATTCTACAGTAGTGGTGTAGTTGTAACCAAAATCAGGCAAAGATAATAAATCTATATTTTTACCAAATCGATCAATATTTAACATCTCAAAAGACTGATAAAAATAATCGTCTGATTCCACTTCATTGTTAGAAACAAAGGTAGTGTCCAAGTCCTCTAACTCGCCTTTTAAATGTCCAGCGACTTCTGTTGGAAAAGCACCTCGTTGTCTGTTGATGGCTGCGACTTCGCTGGATCCATCTTCTTGGGCTTGATCGTCGTTTATATAAAAATCAACCCAACGGCGTCTATTAAACACTCTTCGATAGTGCGCAGTCAAAGGCATTCCCATAGTATCTGCAAGAATCATGTTTATAAATCCCCATTGATTTCTAAAGGGGCCGTTGCCCAACATATCATAAGAAAACGCTAGCTTTACCTGTTCCAAATCTCCTCCCAAAGCAGCCGATACCGTAGCCTTTTGTTCATCAGTTTCAAAAGGAAGAAGTCCGTTATCGCAGCCAGGATCAGATACTAGAGGCGGCATGTTATTGGCAATATAGTTGGGAATGCCGCCTTGCAAAATATCAGCCAAATCTTCCAAATCGTCTAACATCTTAGGCTTCATAGCCTCACACTGGGCTGCAGTTGCTCTCCCCGCTAGAAGACTACATCTTAAATTATGAAAATCTTCCAATTGTTGAGGTGTAGCACACAAGCTAGGATTGGCAGGCAATAGAGGGCCAACTGGATTATTTACCATATCTTGCATTTGAGCTTTAAAGCTAGCCGGCATTAAATTGCCAGCATTTTGAAAAAAATTGCCCATCGATTCTTTATTGGGGAATGCCGATTGCATATCGGGGTACTCATAATCAATAATAGTTTTAGCAATATCTAAAAATTCATTAGAAGGATCCCCCAAGAAGGCATTCATCATTTCAGTTCTAGAAACAGCAGAAGCAAGATCTTCTGAAAGTGCCAAGACTTGCTCTCTGTCTGCTAAAGCTGCTCCACCAGAGCCCAAAGAATTGAACATATCTACAATTGTATTGTCTATTTGCTCATCAGGCGTGTCATCGCCACAAATTGATTCCCGAATAATATCCTTAAAAGAGGTTCTTTGAGTGCCACCTGCCAATGCTGCAACTGCAGATCCGGCTGCTCCTAACATACTACACAGGGCATTGCCTATTATTTCACAAATTTTTACAAGCAACTTCATCATGATCTTCAAGATTAATTCTTGTAATGCTGTTCTAATTGCCAGCCAAATGAACGCTTTAATATCTGTCCATTGAGGGATCCACCCAAAAGGATTATTTAAACGAGGAAATGTAATATCCTGAATACTGCGGCACCACGGCAATTCAATATCCTGAATAAAATCCATGACACTCGGGTTAAAGAGTGGTGGACGTGGACAATCCAACAAAGCGATGATACTACTTACAATTGGGGCGCCGGGGAATTTATTAAGTTCGTCCAAAAGTTCTAACAGATTGTCTTGATATATTTCCAAGAGAGCCTTAATATACGCCTCCATAACCACATTAGAACTAAGAGCATTTTGATTAGCTTCTGAACCTATATCCATTTGTTGAACCAATGTTCTTCGTGCTAATTGAGAAGATTGTTGCATCTCTGCAGCAGACATCTCGGTGGGGTTTTTTCGCTCCTCTTTGCGGGCTTCTCTTTTTTCTTGTCTTGTTTCTTTCCTTGTTTTTTCTTCAGCGGCGGTTTCCCATGGTTTTTCCCATTCTAATTTGCCGGCTATGGTGTCTGACATTTGCTGATTAGTTGAGCCTTCTTTGAAAACATCTCCCTCTTCTAGCTTCTTTTGAACAAGCGCGTCCAACTCTGCTTGCTTGTCTGGAGGCAGCCCAACAAATAAATCGCCAAAATTCTCCAATCCCATAGCAGTAAGGGCACTCTTTATCATGCCACCAAGCGCCTCTTCCAAAGATAAGCCTGATAATAAACAACCAATTGCATCTATAAGCAAATCAAAAAGTCCACAAATTTTAATCTTATCGAAGCCTTCTTTCCATACTACATTTAAAATATCCAACCCATTGCCATATCCGGCGGCCTGTCCAAGGATTCTCGCACATAAATTAACGAAAACAGCCTCTTCTTGTTGAAGCTGTTTAAATGCTTGCTCAGTCGCCATCGTTTTAAGACTTTTCATGCTTCTCGCATTGGGATCATAAATGAGGTTCATCTGAAGATCGTCTGTAATAATTTCTCCCAAAGAAGCACGACATAGACTATCACGGAACTGATATGCTATAGCGTCACCGATACTGAAAACATCATCTAAAATGTCTTGGCCAAGTTCTTTTGCTTCGTTTCTTAAGGCGTCTGATATACAACTCATTGCTGTGTTTGCGGGATCTGTATCTCCATACACAGAATTTGTAGTATCATATACGAGGGGATATGTGTGTTCTTTAATAAATTCAAGCCATGGCTTGGGCGTGCGCGCAGTAAAATCGGTTTCCATTTTTTCTACACGAGCAAAATAAGCCATAGCGGTTGGATCTTTCCAAGCGGACATTGCCAATAGAGGTTTTAATTTCTTATTAAACATAATCGGCTTTTCGCCGCAGCCTTCTGTCCAAATTTTTAATCTTTTGAGTACAAATTCTTTACTAAATTTAAACTCCATCTTAACAACACGATCATTAAAGGCACCACCAAATCCCCCCACACCGGGCAAATTGTAGCCCTTTTGTATTAAGAATTTGTCTAATTGAGTTAATGTCTTTCCCATCAAAGAAGTGGGAAAGAAGCCTGCATCCCCATACATTTCCAAGGGAAATACAGCGTTACTTTCGTCATAAAAAAGATTTCCACCTTCCAATCCTCGATACATCTTCAAATAACGATTATATAAATTAAGGCCTTTGCGAATTCTGATAAGGCGCCCTTTTAGGGTAAAAGCATCATAAGTAACAATTGTTTCTGTGCCCTCATCCTCTTCTTCGTCATCTTCTGATTCTTCTTCGGCATCCTCTAAATTCTGTAAATCATCATAAGGAACTGAATATAAAAGCTTTAATCTTGAGAAAGGACGAGGATCCAAATCATATGCAGTATATTCGATAACTGCCTTAACGGCATCAACAGATTCTTCTGAATCATCTTTATCATATATATTCAAGAGAGAAGCAATCGCGTCCTCAACATAAAAATCAAACCGCGTTTCCATAGCCTCATCAGATTTTTCATCTGTTAAGTTAGGATCATCTAGCATTTGTGGCGGAATAGTTGTTTTAAACTTAGTTACCACTGTAACCTGATATTTACATGTCTTTTCGTTTAAAAACGGCTCTTCTATCGTCTTGGTTTTCCAATCATCCACTAATGCATTCGGATTAGGAGAACATGCGAGATCGGGACATAGTGCATCCTCGACATCGATTACCTCTTCACAAACGTCTATTAAGCCGTCGCGATTTTTATCTTGATGATACAAAAATGATGATTTCGTTGTTTCGTCTGCCATAATGTTTCCTTATGTTGTGAACACGTTTTTACTTTCAATGAAACGATATCCTTGGCGCATCAAATGATTCGCCTCCCACATCATTTTATTATTACGAATTTGTTGCATAGGGCTTAGTCCTCGATTAACTGTCATAATTGTATTAAGCCCAATAACGCCTCCTAAAGAAGCGCCGGCGGCTGGTGCGCCGGGCCCTGCGGTGGCTGCAACAGCAGGAGGGAGAGCCGCATTAATCCTTATCTGAGCATTAATAAAGCCATCTAAAACTGCCCATAACTCATCAATAATCTCACTTAAATCTCTGAAACATTCTACTGTGTTTTCTCCCAAAGCTATTCCCTGCAAAGTATTATATGTCTCTGGCGAATTAAATAGTCCTCCTTTGACTTCTCGGGCCTCTGCATTGTTGCCGGCAATCAATTCAATTTTAGGCGCTGGCAACAGCTTTCCGCCTAGGGAGTTTGGTTCTCCCTTAGATCCAAAGCCTTTAGCTCCATCTCCAGCGCCGGTTACTATCTTCACCCCTTCTCTTCCAACGATTCTAACTCCATCTGCCTTGATACCAACACCCGAACGTTTTTCCATAACTCCGGAGGCGCCACCAACAATCGCAAAATTAGTATCGATATCAGTTAATTCACTAATATATATTCTAGCCGCATCAGCGAAAAAATTAGAACCCACAGTGGAGCCTTCTTTGGCGCCCTTTCCGCCTCTGGCACCTGCCATTCTGCCAACTACCATATCAATACTTCCATAAGGTGCCTTTGCTCCTGTCCCCGAAGCTTTGGTATTGGGGCGATCCGATCCAAAAACAATTTGTGCGCGGGCGCTCATATCAGGAAGAACTTTTTCATTAGCTGCAACCTTGTAAGAAATCGCCGGTGCGGGCCCTACAGTATGAAACAAGCCTGAATCTGGAGGTATCACATTGGGGTTAACTGCGCCCTCAGATACCAGTTTAGAACTCCAAGGACTTATTGCTGCTTCTGCTGTCAACCCTTTTGCGGAACGTGCTGCCTCATCGGGCCATAAAGGTATTTTTTTTGTCATATCGTTTTCCTATATAGTTTTTAAAACTAATTAGCCACTCTCGGCGGATTGAGGATCAGTGTCTTCAGGATCGCCGCCACCCTCGCCGGCGCATACCATCGGAGCGTGACACTCCTCGGCAGGTACTGCGCTTGGATCCGCCAATAAAGGAGGAACTCCATATTCAGCTGTCGCAACAAGCACATCCGGCTCGATGTAACTCAAATTATCATTAAAAGCACGATTCCAACTTCGTGAATCTTTTGCCGATCTATTTGGATTTGCTCCAGTACCAGATGCAGGGTTGCGCCAAAACCAATTTCGACACTTCTCTTTCAAAGCATCAAGTGGGCCGGCAGTTCCTTTGGCTGGCCGGCTACCAATATGTTGAAAATGAACGGGATCTTTTCTCCAACTCGCATATATTCGATTATTAGAGCCTGGATATTTTGGATCATATTGAGTAGTCCGATATCCATACCATAAAATATTATGTCTTAATGCAATATCGGCTATTTCTTTCCATCTCGTGGATGATGATGCTGAAGTGATCTTCCTGCCGTTCTTTGTAGCATTCATATCAATTGCAAAACCATATTGATGATCTGAATTACACGGGCGATCTGCAGCTTTTGAAGGCAAAAGCTTTGTATATAACAGCCATTGATGCTTGGCGCTACGGCGGGCGGAAGTTATCTGAGGAGCAATACCAACGGCGCGCAGAGACGCAAAAAATGCTTCAAAATCGGCGCGAACAGAACTATCCAACACATCAAGACTTTTCTCAAATCTAAAATAATTAATTCCTTGTTTAGATGTATCTTGGTAGCCCGACATTACCCCTCCTTGGGGTTGGATAACCATCCCTCCACCTATGCCGACACCCACTGTCGCCCAGTCGATTGCTTCATCAAAAGCTGTAGCAATCGCAGCGCATTCTTCTGCAGCTAATCCTTCTTCTTGTCCATATGCGGCGGCACGTTGATTTAAGGGAACGAGAATTTCAAGATACGAACCAATTTTAAGATCATAAGGGCGATCTGCAATGGTACCCACTGGCAACCGTTTTAATTTTACCAACACTTCGTCACCTTTTGAAGGGCGTTCATTAATACTTAACGAACGAAATTCAGTATGCCAGCTTATTAAATTATCAGCAGCATCTCTGTCTGCTAAATAATCCGGATCGCAAGGATCATCATACAACTCAACATGTGGAGAATTTGGACCAATTATTCTTCCAAAAAATTTCCACTTTCCTTCGTCTTTGCCCTGGCTTGACGGCTCCATGGGAACCGGAGTTGATAAAACAACCGCTCGAAATTGCCCTTTGCTATATCCTTTACCAAAAACATTTTTTTCTAAGCTTTTAACAAGCGCGCGCTTCCACAACGACATCCCGCTGCGTGGAGTAGTGAACTCGCTAGGATCTTCTTCGTATTCGCTCATTGAAGTGGGCCCGTTCCCTGACTTACGACTGTCAACATCTTGTCACGAATATCATCAGTCATAGGACCGGCATCGCCTTTGACTCCGGTACTTATTTCGCTATGTTGATAAACGCTCGCAATAGAAGGAAATTTCTTTTTTAAACCTTCTACTAATACAAGACCAGCTGCCAGTTGAACATCTGTGTAAGGCTCCCACGCTTTCATGCTTCTACTTCCTGCAGGATGTGGATAATGTGGCCAATCTTGCGGGGCTTCGTCTGTTGATTTAAACCCTTCATTTTCGAAAGCAATTCCAATCGTAGTACTATTGTATCCTGGGCCAGCGTGATAAGACATTCTATTCGTTTTCACAATTTGAACAATTGTGCCATCTTTCTCAATAAGAAAATGATAAGACAAACCATCTCTCCCAAGAGAACCAATAGTGGCTTCGCTCTGGCTATTGGTGGTATAATGTAAAACAATACCTTCCCAATCAGAAATCTCCTTTTGTGGGCGCACCAACATGGCATCCAATCTGTTTTTAAGAGTTACCCCCTCTAATACATCTAAATTTGTGTCATTAGACGGGCGCGCTTGAGGGTTCATGCCGCCTACGGTACCTCCGGTGGCATCATCAAAAGCTGTCGCAATCGCAGCGCATTCTTCGGCGCTCAAATTGTTTCCACTACCAGGAGTATAGGCGCCTGCAATATCTGCCAAAGGAATAGAAATTTTTACATAGTCTCCTAATTTTTGATCATAAGATTCCTGTCCGAAAACACTAGTTTGTTGTCGCTTAAGTCTCACAATCACTTCGTCTCCTTTTGCAGGCTTTTCAGTGATCCCTACAGATCTAAACTCGGTATGGGCCTGGATTAAATTGTCTGCTGCAACTCGATCAGTTAAGTAATCAGGATCACAAGGATCGTCTAAGAGTTCGCCATGAATCTCTGCGATTCTTCCATAAAATTTATATTTTTCTATTCCCGATTGTGTGCGCGCATATACCAAAGGAGTAGATAATACTCGTGCACGGAATTCATCTTGGCTATATCCCACTCCAAAAGTGTTTACTTCAAATGATTCTTCCAGCCAATGGCCCAGCAACCCTATAGCTTGAGACGGATCAGAAAATACAGACCAATCCATTTTATGCCTCTCTTTTGCCTTGAATTATATCAAAAATACCGTCTTTGTCTTCTTCCGACAACTCAAATGCATTTGGTTGTTCTTTTTGTCTAAGTCCGATAATCTTAACCAACTGTTCATTAGATCGCTGCATAGTTTCGATGTGCTTTGCTGCCACGGGACTTAAATATTTGTTTTGTTCGGCATCGGAAGCAATTTGATTTGCAATCTCATTAAGAAACTCTCTCGCAACTTTTCTATCACTACGAATATTATCAAGAGCTTCGCTGATAAGTTCTTTAAGATTGTCCTTTCTCATGTGCCACTATTCTCCCAATCATGCTTAAAATTACCATATTTCTTACGAAATTTCTTAAGCGAGTTAACGATTTGTTTGGTATTTAAACCCGTAATCTCGCGCAGGTATAAATAAATAGCTTTTTTGTTAAAAATTTCAATATCGTCTTTTGATTCAAAAAGAATATTAATAGCTTTATAAACCTTTATATCGTTTTCTTTCATTTGAGAAACATCCCATGAACTTAATTCGGTATAAAATGATTTCCAGAATTCTTCGGACTCACGATAAGTGAGATAAGAATCATCAGTAGATAAATATTGTTCCTCGTAAGACTTCGAAATGTTCTCATAATCGATCTCTCTTCGATTGCGTTTTTGTTGTCGTTTTACTTTGTGTATAAACCAATTTTTGGTAATAACACTAAAATAAGAAAACGCCGCCGATCCCTTACTAGGATCATATTTGTCTAATATCGTCATCAGCCAAATTTTACATTCATCTCGGAGCGAGTCACAATTAGGTAAGTTTGTAAATTTATAAGTAAAGACTATTTTATCTACCATTTCATCAAAAGCTGGTTGAATGTAATCTATATAAAGCTTAGTTCTTTCCTTTATGCAATCGGTGTTTGAGTATTGAATAATTGCGTTTTCATGATCAATGGTAAAATAATAATTTTTACCCTTCTTCTTCCTCTTCCTCTTCGGCTGAGTCTTTTTTATCATTCAGTTCGGCTTCCTTTTCAGTTAGTGAATAAATATATTCAAATGTATCCAGTTGTTCATTAAACGAAACAGCATGCTCCAAGAGGGCATGCAGAGTATCGTCTCCATAGAACGTTTCCAATTCGTAAACACTTTGCAAGTGATTGGCAAAGGAATTTACCATTTGTTGTAAATCCCCTAGCTCTTCTGAAATTGACAATAGGCGAAGAATTGCTTCCCGAACATATGCAATCAGTCCAATGTTGAAAGCAACGGAAAGCGCTACAACAATTGCCAATATTATTTCAAGTCGGCTCATAATTCTCCTTTTCAACTTCTTCTTTCTGTTGTTTTAAAATTTCACGATTTGCTTCAATGTATTCTTTAGTTAAATCGCCAATCTTGCCATTGTGTGTCTCAACGGAATTGTTTTTTATAATAAACGGAACAGATAATCTTTTCTTCATGGTGTTGTTATTGTCGCAAGCGTCACAATCTGTATACGTTTCCTCAAATCCATGAAATACTGTAATTATAATTCCGCAATTATCGCATTCGTAATTATAACGAGGCATTTGGATCGTTTGTCTCGTTAGCATCTTCTGCATTAATAAGATCTTGTGGCATCGTTACGGTGGGAGGATTCTTAACAATAAGTCCTTCTGTGCTTTCTTCAATTTCGAATCCTTGAAGAATCGGAACAATATCCGTTTGGTGTAATAACGACTCTTGAAGAGCCATCATGATTGCCCCTAGGGCTTGGTTTGATAAATGCATATTAATCTCCTTTTATAATTCTATGACTATCGCTATCAAAGTGTTGTGTTGAAAATTCAAATAATTCTGAATCTTGTAGTGCTATCATTTGGTGCCTTAACCCTCGATAAACGTGAAAATTATCACCAGGATTAAGCACAATCTGCTCTGCTTCCTCAATGTTGTCCTGTTCGCTATATTTTACTATCATTAAACCTGACTGTAAGTAGAACACTTCGTCTTTTAGTTTATGATAATGCCAGGAACATCTTTTTTGATTTTCAAAATATAAAAGCTTTCCACAATATTCTTCATTATTTACAATCCATCTTTCCCATCCCCAGCCTTTGTCTACATGCTTCATTCCTAAATCAATTGAATTAGTCATTTGGACCCTCTTTGCTAATAGCTCCTTCAATATAGAGCCAATTTAGATTTTGTCTTACTTCCATATTTTTCTCTAATGCCGCTCTCATAACTGAAGGTTTTGTATCGTTTTCCTCAAAACAGCGAATGAATGCACTAATATCTTTAGGAAAACATTTTCCCCCAAAACCATAGTCTCCATCTGTGCCGGGTACCTGGGTGTGCATGGGATTAACCCATCCTGAGCTTAGAATACCAGCCATCGATGCATCCCAAGAAACATCCATTTTTTTAGCTAGTTGATAAAATTCATTGAAAGCAGAAATTTTAACAGCGTAAAAGCAATTACACATGTATTTGATAAACTCCGCTGTCTTCGCATCTGTCTCAATAATTTTAGTATGAGGGAATCTATTCCTATATAGTTTTTCCACCCGACTACGGGGCTCCGGGGCGCCCCCAATCACAATGCGAGCGGGGTTCATGAAGTCCATGCGTGCCGTTCTTTCTGAAAGGAATTCTGGATTAAAAACAATATTCATTTGAGGATATTTTTTCATATAGCGATCCGTGGTTCCGGGAATAGCTGTCGATTTAATAATGACAATACTGTGAGGACTAATCAGTGCGCTTATATCTTCCATGACAGAATCCATAATGGACAAATCAATGATGCCTGTTTTGGCACTGGAAGGAGTAGGAACAGAGACAACAATAAATTCACTATTTTTTATTACATCGTCAAAAGAATGCGTAGAAAGTTTCTCGTTTTTGTCATAAATTCTCAAAGTTGCACATAGAGAAAATCCATGCGCGACTGCAGAGCCTACGAAACCGTTTCCAATAATTCCTAAATTAATCACTCTCTCTCCATTCTTTAAATTTTTCAAACACATATTCTGGCTCTGGATGCCAACTATGTGCCGACAAGAACAAAATAGGAGTATTATGTGGGTTCCAATTTTCATTATATCTAAGACGATTGCCGTCCTTAGACCATACCACATGTGGACAATGACACAAACTAGCCAAATGCATGGGCCCCGAAGAAGGACCAAATGCGCATTTTGTGTTCGCCAAGATACTGCACAATTGCTCTAAATCTATTCCACGCAAATCCTCGGCGCCATCAATACACAAAGATTCGTCTTTTGTTCCAATACATGCAACACTTTTTCCTTCTTCTTTTAATAAAGCCAAAAGCTTGTCCCAATTTTCGGTACTCCAATTATCCTGTTTTCTTAATTCTCTGGCTCTTGCATGAAAGACATAATCATATTTCACGGGATGGCTGTCATTATTAAAAATAATATATTTAGGCATAATTGTTATTGTACCAAAATTAAACCGTTCTGTGTAATGAGTCATTGGTGGCCACCCGATACGCCTAGGGACAAAAATGGATGTATTCTTATTCAATTGAATGTTCTCGCGTTGAATAACGTCTTTTAACTCTTTCTCCGCATTAAATCCATGCATAAAAAAAGAATCAGCTAAGCCAGTATTAGGATTGCATATGAGATAATCATCAGCAAAATCGGCATATAAATAAGTAGAATTTTCTCTACAAACTATAATGGTTTTATCAAAATGTTCTGACAAGCTTCTCACATAGGCATGCCATGCAAACAATTCCCATCCAAACTCTCCTGACCAGGGGCCAGCTATTAATGTCTTATCTAAGCTGTTCATGTAAGTCTACTATTTTCTCTGCCCATTTTAATCGAGTATATTGCTTTACTGTCTTATTGCCGTGCTTAGCAATTTTACTAGCTTCTTCTTGGTTCACAAGATAATATTCTATTTTTTCATTTAAATCGCTAACATTATCAAAGATAACAAAATCTTTCTTATCATTAAACATATCTTGTCTGCCTGTCCAATCATTTGTGAGTAAAAAACCACGGGCTGCCAATATTTTGTAAACTCTATCCGACGCACCGTTACTCGTACAAAAATTAAGATTTATCTTTGTTTTGCTTGCTTGTAGTGCATGAGCAGCGCCATGCGCATCAGAAATAACTCTTATGGGATGGCTTATTTGTTTTATCATCTCTTCTCGATCTCCGTAGATATTGCCAATAAAGCTAACATCATGGATTTTTTCCACATCGTGAGGCTTTTCAATATCCTCATCATATCCTTCGCAAACATGAAAAGAGCTTGTATTAATCTTCAAAGCCTCTTCTAAAACGTTTATCTTGTCGCAGCAAAAATAATCAACTAATCTTGTTTTTCTTCTCATTTCATCATTATAAGAGACAAGGGGATCCATAAACCACAAACACGTGTGAGTAAGTTGTTGGATTCTTTTAAACACCTCTTCCGACACCACATTGCATTTACTATAAACAACAAGATCAAATTTGTTATTTTCCACAACAGAAATCAAATGTGCATCTCGTTCCTGGTTTCCGAGCTTTAGTGCTTTTTCCCTATAGTTATACCCTGCAACTTGATGTCCTAGTTTCTTAAACGATAAAAGCTGAGAGGTGTTTGTAGACTTCCTATCAGCATCAAATACTCCGATAAACAATATTTTTGTCATTTATACCAACGCTTATAATCTAACATCATCTGCTCTACTTTCGTTCCTACGCCATCATCAAAAATTCCGGCACCTGCATAATGTATTATATGTGATTGAAATCTGTCAGGGCTTCCATTCCAAGCTTCAGAGAACATCGTCATATGGTTAAACTGAAAAGGCAACTCCATTAATTTAAAATTGTTTTTCCTTATTAAATACCCCAAATGCACATCATCACTTCCAAAGCCTGTCCAAAACATATTGTCTATCTTTTGATAAATTTCTCTATGAGACTTAGAAGAAATAAAAACACCGGTATTAATATAACCCGAAAACCAATCAATAAACCCAAACTTTCGTTGGGCATTCAAAATGCAACTCAAACGAGCTTGACGACGCGATCCTTTATCTTCAAAAATAGAACCAACATGATCCGGTGGAACTATTTCAAATAAATTTGGACATGTAGGAGATAACACCATATCAGTATCTAGATGAAGAATTCTATCGTATGTTTCGTGAAGCTCATAGTGTTTCATAATTCTATAATGGGGGCGGCCGTCGCCTGAATCCGAAACAGGGTCATGATCTAGAACCATGAAGTCGGCGCCGGCATTCTTAGCATATTTTTTAAGAATAGGGTGAGAAATATCCGACATCTGCTTAACTCTCTCGTCCGATCTTGTAGAGATCAACAATTTCATTTTATCTTTCCTTGTACATTGACCAGTTGGTAGAATGATAAGAGTCCATAGTTCCAGCATCTGCCCATCGATCTTTTAACACCATATAGCTACATTGTTTTCTATCTATAAAAAAGTTATTAACAGTTGAAATTTCATATTCTCCCCTGTCTGAAACGGGGATTTCATCAATTATATCAAATACTTTGTTGGTATAAAAATATATTCCAACGCAAGCCAAATCTGTTTTTGGTTTCTCGGGCTTCTCTTCTACTTCAATTAACTTCTTTTTCTTAAAAACTCCAACCCCATATCTTCTGGGATCTGGCACATGTTTGAAAAACAACATACATTCATCTGAACCGTTTTTAAACCTCTCAAGATGAGGGCCCAAGTTCTCTTTAAAAATATTATCGCCCAATATAACAACACATGACGAATCATTGACAAAATCTTTACATAATTTCAATGCGCCGGCGATCCCATCGGGGCGATCTTGAACTTTATAAGTAAACGAGCACTCATATTCAGCACCACTGCCCAATAGAGTCATAATTCCTCCGCAATGCTCAACACCAGTAACAATCATAATATCTTTAATTCCTGCCTCAACCAGTCGTTTAATTGGATGATGAATCATGGGCTCTCCCCCGCACGGAAGAAGGTGCTTGTTTGTAACCTTAGTAAGCGGGTACAATCGAGTACCCATGCCGCCGGCAAGAACTATTCCTTTAATGTCTTTCATTATACCACTCTATTGTTTTTTTCATTCCTTGTTCAAAGGAGACTTTCGGTTCCCATTCTAATTCTTCTCTCATTTTTGTGTTGTCTATGGCATATCGAAAATCATGCCCTGCCCTGTCCTTCACATGTTTTATATAATCGGAAGGAAGAACTTTCAGCAAGTCACAGATAGATTCGATAACATCTATATTTCTTTTCTCGCAGGTGGCACCTATACAATATGTCTCTCCTAAAGCTCCGGTCGCGAATACTTCCCACAAACCTTCACAATGATCTTTTACATATATCCAGTCCCTGACATTTGTCCCTTCCCCATAAAGCGGAATTTTTCTATCACTTAGAATCGATCTGATTACTGTTGGTATGAATTTCTCTTCATGTTGTCTGGGGCCATAGTTATTACAACAATTAGAAATTGTTACAGGCATTCCATACGTATAATAATATGACTTAACAAGAAAATCAGAAGCAGCTTTAGATGCTGAATATGGATTGCGAGGATCATAAGGGGTAGATTCTGAGAATTTTCCAGTATCTTCCAACTCGCCATATACTTCATCAGTGGAAACATGATGAAATCTTTCTACATTCCGCTCGCGGGCGATCTTAAGTAAATTAAAAGTCCCAACTATATTACTTTCTATAAAAGCGCGTGGATCCAGAATTGAGTTGTCTACATGGCTCTCTGCCGCTAAGTGTACAACGTGTGTGATGGCATGCCTAATAAAAACATCTAATAATTTCGACGGATCGCATAAATTCACTTTTTCAAAGAAATATTTCTCATCATTTACAAATTCTTCTGTGTTGCTGACTTTGCCGGCATATGTAAGATCATCTAAATTAACAATTTTGGTTATAAGATCTCTCTTTGTCTCCAAAACCATCTCTATAAAATTGGAACCTATAAATCCGCTGCCACCTGTAACAAGTAAATTCATCCGCCCCTCATATCGCCAAAGCCACCAAATTGCGACGAATCTGCCAATCTTTCACATAAAAGCAAATCGTATTTGGTTTTAAAATAAGCTTGCTGAGCTTTTAATTCAATATTTGTAAAATGTTCCGTATACCAAAAATCATTAGAATATTCGTCTGCTTTTTCCCAATCAACATTCTCATGCAACGCAGCATCATATAGTGCAGTTCCGGGATAAGGGCAGAGAATTGTAAAACCAACCACATCAGGTTCAATCTCATCAATCAGCTTTTCAGTTAATAATAAATCATCTCTAGTTTCATTGGGCATTCCGAACAAGAAGAACCCTCTTCTCTCTACACCATATTTCTTAGCCCAAGCAAAAACGTTTTTTATTGTCTTTACTCGCAAACCCTTTCCAATATCGCGTAAGATTCTGTCGCTTCCGCTTTCACAGCCAATATTAACTTGGTGACATTGGGATTTCTTGAGCCAATCAAACATCTCTTCGTTAGCAAACGAAGCATGAATCAAACATTCCCATTCAGTCGTGATGCCTCTTTTTATCTTTTCTTTGCAAAATTCAATTACAAAAGCGGCGGATATATCAAAAGTGGCATCCACAAACTTAAAATAATTTAAGTCTAATTGCTCAATGACGTGCTCTATTTCATCACAAAGTTCTCCGACTTCCCTCGTTCTTATTGGATTGTTTCTTCTATTAAATCTCCCTGTGACAATTCTTTCCGCGCAAAAAGCACAATTAACAGGGCAAACCCTATTACATTGAAACGATGCAATTCGTTTGCCGTTCATGGTTTCGCAAAGTTCTACTGTTCTATAATTTTTGATTATTTCCCTATCTGGCCATTCTAATTCATGCATAGATGGCTTAGTGCCTTGAACAACAGGATCTGTTCTGCCGTTTACGATCTCTAAAAATACCTCTTCCCCCTCTCCAATAACTACTTGATCTACCTCATCATATACGGCACAGTCAAGAGGCAAAGCGGACGGGTGGAATCCTCCAAATACTGTTCTTGCTTTTGAATTAATTTTCTTTATTTCCCCTGCCAATCTAAGAGCATGTGGCCAAGCTGGAGAAGTGCAAGAAAACCCTACCACATCTGCGTCGGCACATGCCTCTATAATTGTTTCATCTGAATCAAAATTGCCTTGAAAACACTGTAAATCCAAATCGCCCTTAAAGTGTTTTTTCAAATAGGCCGCAATAAAGCCCAATCCAATTGGTTCCCATATATTTTCATAATATGGTTGCACCAAAATTACTTTTGTCATCTGTTCCCTCCGGTATATATTGAATATTTAGATAGATCTTGATATTCGAATGCTAAATCTTCGTTGTAATCGGAGATCCCAGCCATTAAGACACACCCTCTTGCTGCAATCTCAGGTAGCATATAATAGTTCCACCCCAACATATCAAAATTATCTACCATATGATCAACTGGATTTCTGCCGAAATAGCGCGCTCGTTTGAGCCATTCCGAAGCGTCTTTGTTATCAGTTAAGATCATGGCGCCTTTTCCTAGTTTTAAGAATTTATGTGGGCCACTAAAAGATATGCACTGAAATTGGTTGGATCGGTACATATCTCTTCTAAATCTCAACGCACTGTCCCAAACTGGAAACGGCTCTAGCTTATATTCCCCCTTTAGCTTGGTGCCCTGTAACGCAGGGTGCTCGGGGTTAAATTTTACTCTATTTCCTGCTTGAATTATAGTGCAGGGTACCGACATGAACGTTCGAGACGGAATTGTTATTTCTTCACCTTCAATTTGAAGATATTTCATACACAAAAAGAGTCCATTTGTTGCATTATCAACAGACACCGCATAGGGTGCGCCACAATATTCAGCCACCATTTGTTCAAATATATTTACCACCTCATAGGCATTGTGTTTAATCATAGTTTTCTTTATAATAACTTATTAGGACGATTTTGTCAACCATTTTTCATCTTTTCTTTAGGGATGCAGATATATTCGCCCCAGGCTGAAAGTGTTTTTCTTCTATTCCCCTCCTGATCAAATACCATATATTCTAATTCGTTGTCAAATTTAGTAAAATCAAAGCCTCCATCCTCCACTTCAACAAACCCTGGATATCCTTCTTCGTATTTATCTTCTAATCCTTTATGATATCCGATTTGCCATATCGGCCGAATGTTTTCTAAAAGATTTGTCATTCCAAACAAAGCTATCGTTTCCATTCCTTCAATATCCATCTTTACCAAATTCGGGATCTTTAAAGAATGTTCTGCCATATAATCGTCTAAACGAACATATGTGATATTCCGTGGCTCGGGCGGAGTATCCGTGCAATCATTAAATCTAGTGAAAACAGTTTCATTCTTATTACTAACTGCAATTGGCAAGACTGTTATGTTGTAGGGAGATGTATTAAGTTTATTTCTTTCATAATTATCCGGAAATCCTTCAAAAGCTATAACTTCCATTCCCTCCAAAGCCATTGGTATGGCATAGGTTCCTATATACGAACCAATATCATATACAACGCTATTGGGCTTTAACAGCTTTAATATATCATCATAATTATGATCAGGTCGCTGAAATAAAGTTCCTTCTCGGATAAATTTATCCATATTCCACCCAGTCGGCAATAAATCATGAAAAATAATTTTATGATTTTTATATAAGATTTCTTTATTCATTTAATGTTTCCTCTTTCTCTTAGTATCCAAATTCACTCGCATACACGCCCAGTTGCTCAAACAAGGCATCTAAATCTATTGGGTGATCTTTATAAAATCCATCATATATTTCATCCCTTCTCTTGTAAAGAGCTACTTGACCCTTGTCTAAAGTCTTATATCTCTTTCCTTTTGTTGTTTTTACCGTACCGCGATATCTACTTACAAAATTTTCCATCTCATCTTCATAGGGAATACCGCAAAATTTACAAACCGCTTGGGTTGTCTCTTTGAAATTTAAAATCATATCTTCCATCTTAACTAAAGTAATTCTGTTCGGATAGTTTTTCTTAATATAATCATATACTTGTTTCATCCACCCAATGTCTTCTAAACATCCTTCAAAAGTGGCATCATCAGATAAAATAGGAGTATCATTTCCTGGCTGTCCCCTGTAAATTTTTGAAAGAGCAGTATCTCTCAAGTCTCTTATTGTCCATAAAATTAATAGATCTGGATTATTGTCCATAAGACTCTTTACTTGATTTAAATCATCGACGTATGCTGTATCGCATTTGCTTAAATAATTTTTATATGATATTTGGCCACGTCTAACAACATTTTTGTCTTCTGCTATCGGAGTTGCTCTTAAAACACTAGAGCCTCTTAATGTCTCCAAAAGTATATTTGTACCAGTTCTTCCACAACTTAATATCAAAATACTCATATTTTACCCTTTGTCCTTTCCATACATTTTCGTACTCCCTTGTTTATACAGTTTTTGTACTTCTCCAGATTTAATCATATGGTTTAAAGCTTCATCAATCTCTTGTATCAAATCATTCCTTTGCGAATTCGCAATATTGGTAATTCGGCATGCATCCGCAATTTCCTTATCAGTTGCGTCTTTTTTTCTTTTTATGTCTTCTGCAGTCCAAACTCGTATATTAACAATTGTTAGCTTATCGATTAAACTTCCTATAGTGTCCGCCATCTACTCCTCCGCTTTCTGATCATCACGAGCTAAAAAACTTTTCTGATAAGTAGTATTGAATGATTCTGGCTCTGCCTGAGCCTCTTTTGGGAAGTGGATCTTTGCAAGTTCAGCAAACTGCTCATACCACGGATCCTTAACTTTTTCATAACCAAAAGATTCTAAATATTTATCAAGTTTTTGCCGGTTTTCTTTATTTATATGAACTGTCTCAATGCGAATGGCTCTTGGCATTACTATAGTAAAATCAGTTGTCATCGCGATTTGATAATCTTGGCGTTCGGCGTCTATTACCAATAAATCAAATTCTACACCATTAAGGTTGTGTTTGGCAACTAAATCGTGCAATGTCATACAATAAACATATTCGTCATCTATTCCTATTTTTTTAATATCGATTTCTTCAATATAGGACATCACAAAATCATCCTTGCCATGTAGCATTATTTTAACTTGAGCATCGGGAGATCGTGATTCTCCGGAAACAATTGCTACTTGTTCAAAAATACTGTCAGTAAGATAAGAATAATGTTCCTTAAGTTTTTCAAACGAAGTCTTAACCGGTTCTACAAAAATACCATTCCAATTATTTTGAGGGACAAGCCACCACATAATATCTGTCATGGATTTGCCGGTGTGGGCTCCAATTTGAATAAAATTAATCATTTTGGGCTCCTATGATCTCGAATTCGGGGCATGGAACGATAAACTTTCCGCCGCCATTAAGAAAATCAGCCTCTCGATCTACAAATTCCTTAATAAAGTGCCATGGCAGTACAAGCAAATAATCAGGCTCAGCATTTCTCATTTCCTTTTCAGATATAATAGGAATATTAGTACCTACTACAAATTTACCAAATTTTTGAGGACTTCTTTCAGCAATCGCTGTAATATCCTCTGTTGTGAGTCCATAATATTGCAACAATGTATTTCCTTTTGTGGATGCCCCATAGCCATAAACTGTTTTTCCTTTTGCTCTCTCCGCTCGAATAAACTCAACCGTCTCTTTTTTCATTTTCTCTAACTTTTCATAAAAATCATACCACACTTGAGGATCGGAAATGTCCATATGTTCTTCTTCATATGATAGCAATGTGTTAACTCTAAAATTACAAACATCCCTGAGCGGTGTTGTTCCGAATGAAGTCTCTTTCGCAATATCTTTTTGCAAATAAATGCGGCAACTACCTCCATTAGTATCGTTGAGGGAACAATCTACTATCTTAAATCCGTGAGGTTCCATTAGCTTTTTAATGCTGCTTAAAGAATGATAATATACATGCTCATGGCAAATATTATCAAAAGCCATTTGTTTAAGCATCAAAGGAGTATAGGAAATTTGGATTATCCATATGCCATCATCATCAAGCACTTTTTTAACATCCTGGATAAAGTCTGTAGGATCGTCCAGATCATAAAACATAGCAATGGTAGTAATAACTTTGCACTGTTTATCTCCGTAGCCCGTTCTCTGATAGGCATCATAAGAAAAATAATCTTGAACCACCACATCGGCTAGTTGAGAAGAGAACTCCAAAAATGAATCTTCAACCGGATCAATCCCAATTTTTATAAATTCTTCAGGAATAAAATTAAACATCGTACCGTCATTACATGCGATGTCCAACCATACGTCTCCTTTGTTGTATCTTATTCTGCTGCTGGCTTCTTCTGCTATATTTTTCAATTGATTTGTCATAGAAGCATTGGTGCCAGAGCGATACCAGTACGTTCCATACATCTTGTCTGGATCGACGGCTTCAGTTAATCTTGCGGCTCCAATTTGTTCATCCATTATCAACGTGAGACAGTCTTTCTGTCTCCCCTCGTATTCCGACGATATATCTGTTAAAAAATCTGAAACATAAAGTTCCCCTAAATCCAATAAAATTTCTGACACTTACTCACTCCTTTTAAGATAAAAATCATTTATTTTCCATCTAGCATCTTTTTGATACCCAAAGTTTTTCATATAGGCTTCTATTTCGGGATCGTTAAAGTTGTTCTCCACTACTAATAATGGAATATCCCAATATGCAAGATCCAAGCCCTTTAACACGTCAAGTTCAGTCCCTTCTGTATCAATTGAAATAAAATCTATATTATTTTCTACATTATGTTCAGTAAGAACTGTATTGAGAGTTTTTACTTCCACATTTATTTGACGCGTCTCATTGATGATATGGTGATGCTGTTCAACGAGTCGTTGATCTGGCATTAAACCACTCACCGACGACATTATGTTCTTTTTGCCTATATCAAACACTGTAAAGGGAACATTTTGTTGATTATCGCTCCCACAAGCACATTGAATGGCTTCTTTTCGGGTTTTTTTAATCATTTCAAAATATCCCGGATTAGGCTCTATACATAGTGCTCTCCAACCTAATTTTTCAAAATATAAAGTATTTGAACCTCTCGTACCGTTTGCTGCCCCCACTTCAACGCAAACTCCCATATTCTTATTACAAAAATATAATTCTATTAGCACGTCAGTACTGAACTGACCATAATATCCTGATTTTGGCTCATACAGCATTGTTCTGTTTCTCAATAAAAGTTAAAATATAATCTATGTCTGCCATGTGAGGGATTTCATCGGTACTAGTTCCGTATGGTCGGGGGCAGTTCCAACGAGGAAAAGGCACACCCTTACGATAAACATTACAAGTATAATATAAATCTTTCTTATCGGGTAGTGAAATAATTTTGGCTCCGTCCTGGCTTGCTTCCTTATTATTAATCTCCGAAAGCTCAAACTCCCAGGCTGAAAATCCTGGCTTTAAATACTTTTGAAAATATTCCTTTTTCCAAATTGAAGGATGGAGACTTGTCCTATATGATGCTCCTTGGTGTAAAACCCTTAAATTAGGCTTGTCGTCATTCCATACATCATCCCAACTGCCTATATAGTGTAATGGATCGGTGTGTTTATTCAGGTGAGAATCCAACATTGCTTTTGAGGCTCGATTGTTTTTAATTTCGTCTTCTAATATCTTAAATTTCTTGATATCCACATGATCTAATAGCATCACATCTTCAACTGTAAAAATAAAATATTCATCCTCTAAACTATCGATATAGGGGATTAACGGATCCGTCCAAAGTTTTCCGAAATCAGATTGATTCCCTAAAGAAACAAAACTACAATTTTCGGGCAACTCACAGTGTGGGCGCTTATCAAATCCCAAAAATACTATCTCTTGCCCTGGAAAATACTTATTAAACAGAGTATAATAGGGTTCTATTAGAAATGAATAATTGTTGGATGTAGCCACTAATACCTTCATTTTATCCCTTACTATTCAATTGAATATCATTATCGATCATTTTTTTCACCATTTCATCAAATGTAGTTGTCGGTTCCCATCCAAATTTGTTTTTAGCTTTGCTGTAATCACCAATCAAAAAGTCAACCTCTGCCGGCCGGAAGTATTTCTGATCCTGTACGACATATTCGCCCCAATCATGAATGCCTATACTTGCAAAAGCTGCATCTAAAAAATCTCTAATTGAATGCTTCTTTCCAGTTGCAATCACATAGTCATCAGCCTCATCTTGTTGCAAGATCATCCACATGGCTCTCACGTAATCAGGGGCATACCCCCAATCTCTTTCGGCGTCTAAATTGCCTAATGTTATTTTATCAGCAATACCTAGATGAATTTTTGCAACGCCATCCGTTATCTTTCGAGTAACAAATTCAATGCCACGACGTTCTGATTCATGATTAAACAAAATGCCACTACATGCGAAAATGCCATAAGATTCGCGATAATTCTTAGTTATCCAATGCCCATAAAGCTTTGATACTCCGTATGGGCTTCTCGGATAAAAACGCGTGGTTTCGCGTTGTGGATTTTCTGTAACTTTACCAAACATCTCGGATGTGGATGCTTGATAGAATTTAATATTTTTTCCATATTCTCTGATGGCTTCTAACATTCTTAAAACGCCCAAAGCATCAATATTGCCAGTTGTTTCAGGAGTGTTCCAACTCTCGCCCACAAACGACATGGCTCCCAGGTTATACACTTCATCAGGATCGCATTCCTTAATACAACGAAATAATGAATTTTGATCAGCTAAGTCGCCATTAATGAACCTTATTTTCCCTTCAAGATGTTTTGTGTTAAGTCTTATTTTGGTAGAGCATCTTCGCTCCATGCCATAAATATTATATCCCTTGTCCAATAAAAAATCGGCAAGATAGCTGCCATCTTGGCCATTAATTCCGGTGATTAGTGCTGTTTTCATTTTTGTCCCTTATTAGAATTTGTGAAACGGAAAAAGTTGATATCGTTGATGCCTTTATCGTCTATGTATATGTCGCCGGATGGTTTTCCTAAAAATAGGTGGTGATATCTAACTCCCCATCCTTCTAATTGCCTTTTAGTGTCCTCTTCAAAAGCAGTGCATGCATATGCCACGGAATTATTGCTTCTTCCCATTCCTCTTGCGGTGTGGAAAATTATTGTATTTCCCTCATCGTATAATTGATTGATATGCTCTATCCGATCCATATAGGGAATGGCAAAGCCATAATTCCCGCTCGTTAGTGAACAAATAGTTCCATCAATATCAAACACATACGTCATAAAATAAAGCCTCCCGAATATCATCTGGTGTTAAAACATAGGTACCCATATGGGTAACTGAAATTGCTGCCATTTTGTTAGCCATAGGGATTGCTGCTTCAATTTTGTTTTTGCATAAATAGCCAAAAACCAAGGCAGCGAGAAACACATCCCCAGCGCCACAAACGTCAAACACTTCTTTTGGCGCTGTTGTATAGTTTTTTCCTTGATATATGGCGCCTCTCTCTCCTAAAGTAACCACAAATTGAGGATTGTCAAGATGTTTTTCTATATTTGAATATTCTTTTTCATTAATCTTGATAACGGAGTCAACAAAACAAGTTAAATCTTTCTTTTTAGTATCTACGAAGACTGGAATTTTATGTTTAGCAAACAAAGTCGTTAATCTCTTACAAGTATTATACCTTAAAAATCCTTTATTGTAATCACTAATTACAACAGCATCGTATTTTTTTAAAATACGCGGGGATGGGGTGCCAATGTCCATTTCTCTTCCGAGTTCCTTTTCGCCTTCATCCCAGCGTAAAATATGCTGGCTATATCTCTGATCAATAAATCTGTGTTTTTTAGTAATTTCTTCGCTTGTATAGTGATCAACTTTGATTCCAAAAGATTCAAGATTTAATCTCACATTAGAAGACATCCCTAATTTAGTTTCCTGGCTATATTCTTTGAAGACAGGCACTGGCGCTTCAGGACTAATCCTTTCACATACGCCATAATGATACACGTCCTCGCAGCTATCACCGCAAAGCAGAACATTGTATGATTTTTGTTGTTGAAAAACCATCTATCCTCTCAAAAAATACCACATTTTTAGCATGCTCTCCTCCAATTACACGCTTATTTTTATAGTCGCTTCCTACTACCATTAAATCGGGCGCTGTTTCTTTTACCAATTGAATTAATCCATCATCAGAATCAAAAATAAAAACAGCATCGACGCACCGGAGAGATTCAAGCATATAAGCACGATTATCTTGTGTATTAATGGGCCTGCCATTGCCCTTGTTTTCTTTAACTCTTCTGTCCGAATCAATTCCTACAATCAAATAGTCACAACTTTCCTTAATAAACTCTAACATCTGAATATGTCCAACGTGCAAAATATCAAAACAGCCATTAGTAAAGCCTATAATCTTATCTGTTCCAAAATTTGACATATTCAGAAATCCCTCCTTTTAATGATATAAAGGGCTTTGCATATTGACCGTAGTTATGCAGTTTGGCAGTGTTTGCCTGAGTATAACGCTGATATTTTTCTACCAAAGAGTCAGGCATCGGTATTTCCTCTACTTCGAAATCATAATACTCGCCTAATATCTTGGGAATTTCAGTGAAAGGCTGAGGAATGCCTGTACCGCAGTTAAAAATACCACTAATATGAGGGTTTTCAATAAAATGATCATTAACGCTCACTACATCTTCAACATAAATAAAATCACGCAAATAGTTGTCGCTATTTTCAAAAATCTTAATTTTTCCTCCTGCGTCAATTTGCTTCTTAAACTGACACATCACCGATGCCATGGCGCCCTTTCTATCTTCCCATGGCCCATAAACATTAAAATAGCGCAATCCTACTACCTGTGGAATATTTGTTTGACCCAAATAAGAGTTTACATATTCGTCAAAGAGCTTTTTAGATTGTCCATAGATATTTTTTGGTTTAAGCTTAGAGGGCTCGTCCTCCCTATAAGGACCATCGCCATAGACAGCAGCAGAAGATGCATATATAAATCTAACATCATACTCTAAACAGATTCTAAATAAATCAAAGCTATAATCAAAATTATGGCGCATCATATAAAAAGGATCGTACACGGTAGTGTCCGAACAAGCGCCTTGATGAAGAACTACTTTGATTCGATTACGAAAATCCTCTTGTTTCATCTTTTCTAAAAATTCATGAGGATCCATCATAGGAACAGAAGCATGCTTTTTAAAATCAACCAAAAGAACATCATGTTTATCGACTAATCGTAAATAAAGATTCCAGCCAATAAACCCACTGGCGCCGGTAATAACTACCATTTATATCCTCTCTATGAGATTAACAAAATATTCCAAAGCCTCAATATTTTTTTGTTCTATTGTATCAATAAGCTCATCACCACTCTGTTCGCTATATGGTTCGCTAAAGAATCCGATTCTTTTTTTATTTGTAGCTACTCCTAAGTTAAGCATTTTGGCTTCGGCACAAATGCGAGAATATGTCTCCAGCACAGTTGGTAAAAAAATAAAGTTTTTGCATGCCGCCATCTGCTCTAGAAAATGATAATAATTAGAACTATGCATTTCTAGAGGAGTAATGTTTTGCGAATTACAATAGTTCATAGTTGCAGTATAATTTTTAGTAGGATTGGCGCTTTTCATGATACCATAATCATGTATTTTTGGCTCCTTGTTTAATTTCCTTAATAATGTTAATGTCTCCGGGCTCCACAAGCTACAACCAATACTGTGAACCTGAGCATTGGGAAGATTTAACTTCATTACTTCTTGGCAAATTCTGCTTAATACTACAACAGTTTTAGCATTATTATAAAACCTCTCATTAACCAAGCAACTTGTGGGTGCCTTAAAATTCGGAAACCTAGAAGGATCTCTAGTGATTACATATTTGTGATCATGTTCATAAATGACATAGGGAACATTATTAATGATATATTCTTTAATAGTATCTGGCAACCAAACAAAATTTCCAACAACAACCGCATCTACTTTTTCAATATTCTGAACGGTTACTTGATTACACTTGTGTGTGAGAACTTCAAATTGTTTTATCAAATGACGAATAAGATTAGCATCGTTACTCTCGCCACCCCCAAGCAACTCATCACGGAACAGATCAGCAATAAATGCTATCCGTTTCATAGCATTTCAATCTCTGATAGTGATTTCAGCCATTCTTTTTCTTCTTCTGATGGAGAGTAAATAGCATCCACCATTTTCTGATGCATAATTTCCGGAGAAAACCGTTGGAATAGATTGTCGGCGTATTCCACCGCTGCATCTTTTACAGAGGAGTTCTTATTAAGATCCTCGTAGCATAATCTCATTTGCTGTTTAGCTGATTTTTCTTGCGGATATGCCCACATAGATTCTTTTATAAGAACATGTTCCCAGAAAGCCTCATCGGGAATAGGTTGAATATCATATCTCACGCTATAAAATCTTTCGCGGCCAGATTCATCTATCAGAAAATCCAAATGCCCCGACCAACCAACAGTAACCACAGGTAAGCCACAATATGCCGCCTCAAACAAAGGCAAGCCAAACCCTTCGCCATGAGAAAACAACACTAGTGCATTAATCTGCGGGTGTTGATATAGGGCGTGCATTTCCTCATCTGTCATATCTCCATGGAGGAGGTAGATTTTACAAGTACGCTCGCCGTGATTATCTCTAAGGTAGGATTGAAGATCAAACAGAATTTTTTCACGATCCATAAGACAGTTTTTAGCCACATTTGTCTTTAACACCAAACCAACCTCTTCCGTCTGAAATTCTTCTACGAACCATTTTACGGTATTGAAAAGATTTTTACGAGGGCCAGCTTGAGCAACACAAAGGAAATTAAAATTGTTTGTGAGTTCAATGTCCAAATCCTCTAGATTGTCGTATTCTTTTACCGGATAATTTACCACTTCTATGGGTGTTTCCAGTTTAAGGCGCATTTCGTTGCCAGTACCGTCATCGCGTGTCATTGTATAAAGTGTTTCCGCAAACGTTCTCTTGGAATGTTCTGAAACCACAATAATTTTGTCCATTTCATTCGCTTTTACAAGCCATTGTGCTGCCACCCTTGTAGTTTCAATGCCTGCAGTTACTCCTACGTTATAGGGTGCCATTTTTTGCCATTCATTAGGAATAGTTACTTGAACAGATATATCAAATTGTCCACCCTGTTGCATATAGGCAATTGTTTTTTCAATAGTTCTATCAATCCAAAGTCTTTCTTCGGATGACTCGTTTAGCCAAGATGTTTGTCCCCATTGTAAAGGTTGAATAAATATTTCAAACATTTCGCTGCAGCTGCGGAGAGATCTTAAAACAAAGCGAGCATGCTCCCCATAACCAGATCGAGTTAAGAGCGGCCCTTTTAATATGACTTTCTGTTTCATGCAACCTCCAACATATGCCAACGTTTATATCCAGTTCGGGATCCCCACGAACCATGGTTCTCAATTGTTTTATCCATTATGTCAATCCATCCTTGTTGATATTTTGCAAAACTATAATTATCATTTACATGTTGCATGCCTCCGAGGGACATTTTTTTATAAGCTTTTTTGCTCACACTAAGTGCTTTTTTAAGAGTATTAGAAAAATCCTCTTGAGATAACCTATCTTCATAAATATAGGGCACTTGGAGCGAACCAATAACCGCTTTTGAAGCCGGTTGTATGCCCCATCCAAACCACTCTTTTCCATTAGTAACTTGCTCTTGAAGCCCTCCTGTCATATTAACAATAATAGGAGTGCCGCACGATAACGACTCCAATGTTGACAAGCCAAATCCCTCAGCATCGCTGATATTGAGAGTAAAATCTGCAGCATTATACATACCTGCTAAATGTTCAGGTTCAATTTTTGATGTAGATATCAACACTTGTCCATCGTTAACCCCTAAATGATTGATAATATGCGGCAAGTCTTGTCCATGGGGATCTCTAGCGTCTGTATGCATTAACAGCGTTGCTTGATCGTGCCCGACTTCATCTAAAAATTCCTTAAACCACCAAATCAACGTACCCGACTGCTTTCGTCTAGCATTCCGATTGTTCCAGAAGAAAATTTTCTTATTAGGATTCTTTAAGTTTACAGTACTGTTTTGAATTCTATTTCTTACTTCCGTAACTCTCGCTTTTTCTTCGTCTGTTTTATAAAGGTGAAAGATGCCGGGATCTACGGCATGAGGGTGATAACATGATGATACGCCTGGGGCGACATCTTGTAAAATTTTGTGAGTTACTTTTGAAATACACACCACTTCATCTGTAGAACGATAAAATTGTCCATTAAAAGAGGGTGCGGGAAAATTATCCCACACATGATAATATATCATTGGAAGATGAGTACGAATCTCATTCTCTATTTCCCACAACCATCCAAAAAAGCGGGGATCTGTCATAAACCATAGAGCATCTGGCGTTTCTTTTTGTATGATAGAGCGAATAATTTCATGATTTCCATACCCATCGATGGGAAATATGCGCCAATCATCACCCCAGGGCTCTACCTTTTGGGGACGATAATCTTGATGTTTGACGGCGCCTCCTAAGCAAATAAATTGATATCTATCCGTTTTAAGAAGAGTTTCAATAAAATACTTAGTCTGAGTCCCAACACCAGAAGGGGATAAAGGGTGATCTGAAATCACCAGGATTTTCTTTTTTGTCATTAATTTACCTCATGGACAATGTTTAGTGTGTCTAAAATTACAGTTATGGCAAGAGAGACGATTCTTGATGTGTCTCTTGTTTTTAATATTGTACAGCGCCTTGTTCAAAAGTTTAAGCGCATTTTGTGTTTTTTTCGGGCCGCTTGTAACTCTAAAAAATTCAACTCTATTATATTTCGCCGTTCTCTTCAATAGAGCGAAATGTGTTTCGATATCTTTTGGATCAATGTCCAGCTTCTGCGCAAAGAACTGTTTGTACAAAGTCAATTGATAAGTCACCATTTTGTCGTTCTTTTTGCGCGCGTCCCAGCCCCAGGAACAAGTCTTCCAATCAAAGATATGAATTTTCTTATCATGAGGCGTCATCACTACGGCGTCAATAAAGCCTTTAAAATGATAATCTTCCTCACCATCGATTGGTACCATTAGCGGCATTTCGACATAAAGAACCTCATATCCATTTTCAAAATAATCATCAAGCGCTCCTTTTATTTCAGGGATAATTTTTTTTCCTTGTCCCATCATATCATAAATGAGTTGTTGATTGATATCTACATTATCATCAAGAGATGCTAAATTCTTTTCGAATTCATGAATAAAAAAATCATCATCTGTATCTTCTAAAAGTAATTTCTTTTCGCATACTGAGTGCATTGCACTCCCAAAAGCGGTATATTCGTTCCCCTTAAAACCTGATAACTTATCTATACGGGTAAGTTTATGGTAGAAAGCACAAAAGACCCAGTCTTTTAGCTCTGAATAAGATATGTGTGGCAAATTAACTCCAAGTGCAATCTATATTGTAACACCTTGATCAGCGTTCGTCAAGTTTTTTTTCATTTTGTAACAGCACCAGCTTTTTATATAGTTGAGGAGATAACTTTTTTAAGAAATTATGATTAGAATCTAAATAAAATTCTACAAATCCTGTAGCAAAATATTCTTTTAGGGAGGTAGCCGCATAAGGAGTGACAAATAATCCCTCCATAAGAGATGCCAGCTTATCATAGCCCACAGTTTCATAAAGGAACATATCGAATTCTTCATCATATTCCGGCTCTAAAAAGAAGCTTAATGGAGCCTTAAAGCCTTGCGCCCACAATAAATCATGTAAATATTTACGTTTTCTTAAAAACTCTTTTTTGATTTTCTGATCTGCATAAATCGGATATCCATAAACTTCTTCTATCGCATGGGCAATCTCATGAACAGCATCTTCAAATAGGCTTTGAGAGTCAGCCGAAGCGGAGGAAATATGGAGGGCGCCATCTTTATAAAAAGCGCTGATTTTTTGTTTTTCGAATTCTTCAAACCACCCAATAATAACCATTTCAATTTCACGTCGAAGATGTGCGGGTACCACCTCTTCCATCTTGGCTATGACATGTTCAAGATCAATCTTTTTATTTAAAAGAGGATCTTTAACATATACGTGAAGTCCCGAAGATGTATAAAAATTACTCAGTTGTTCTACTAAGCTTTTCTGCGTATTCGTTAAATAATCTGTCAGCATCGTCTAGTCCTACTTGGTAGCCGCGAAGGTAGTTTTCCTCCGCGATAGCATACATAAATTCTGGAAATTCGACTGCCAGAATCTCTGCAATCATATTTACAGTCACTTCTTCGTGATCCAATTTGGTTCCCACATATTGTACTAAATAATCTTTAAGTTCCGAATCAGACACAACTGGCATCCCCAACAAGGGATTAGTGTGAGCCTCTTCTTCTGTTTTTACTTTTTCTTTTTTCATTTTTTCCTTTATAGAGCTTTTGACGCCAAAGTCGCCAGTTCGCTACGTTCTCCTTTTCTAAATGTTACATGGCCCGCAATAGGATATTCTTTGAATTTCTCTATTACATGAGCTAAACCATTTGATGTCTCATTAACATAAATATTATCAATTTGTTCAATATCCCCTGTTAATACAATTTTTGTTCCTTCGCCAATTCTGGTGATAATGGTTTTAACTTCATGCATTGTTAAGTTCTGAGCCTCGTCGATAATAATATATGCATTGGATATTGAGCGTCCACGAATATACGTTAAAGCTTCGATTTCTATTTTACCCTTTTCCATATACATTTGTAAAGCGCTTTTCTCATTTCCTAGCAAAAACTGCAAATTATCCTGAATTGGCATTAGCCAAGGTAACATTTTTTCTTCCATCGTGCCGGGCAGAAAGCCAATATCTTTTCCGAGTGGTTGCACTGGGCGCGAAACAATCATCCTCGAATATATATTTCCTTTATCTCTTATTCCGATTGTTTGCTGGAGTCCAGCAGCAATGGAAACTAAAGTTTTGCCAGAGCCAGCCCTTCCAACAAGTGTCACCATTTTTACAGATGGATCTAGGAGCAAGTCAATTGCGGACGCCTGCTCCTTGTTCCTTGAATTAATTTTCCATTCATCTATCTTGTCATTAACAACTTTTTTAAGAGGAGTGTAGTGGTTATAGAAGCGCGCAATGGCGGATTTTTTCTCATTAGCATTGGACACCATTAAGATGTACTGGTTTGGATACCAAATATCTTTTGTTTCTTCTTTCCCTATCAATATCTCCTCTCCATTATAAAAACGATCAATTACCTGATCATCGACGCTATGAGTGGTAAAGCCAGTATAAAGCTCATCCGACGACACTACTGCTTTTTCGGTTAAGTAATCTTCTGATATTAATCCAACTGAATCACTTATTACTCTCATATTAATATCGCGAGATACAATAATCGTTTTTCTTCTGGGTATTAGATTTTGTATTACTTTTGCTGTGGCAATAATTACATGATCAGGGACATTGAGATCTAAATCTGGAGGAAATATTATGTCCTTAAGACAGTCGTAAGACATTACTCTCAAAATACCCTTTCCCTTACCTATTCGGACTCCTTTTTGGAGATTACCTTTGTTTCTTAATTCATCCAATAAGCGTATTATACGTCTAGCGTTAACACCTACGTTATCTTGACGTTTTTTATGCTTATCAATTTCCTCTAATACCTTTAAAGGAACAAAGATATCATGATTCTTAAATTTAAATATTGCTTCTGCGTCTGTTAAATGTACACTAGTATCTAAGACATAGTTGTTTTTAGCCATGGTTCACCATATAACTAATTAGTCTGCAACATTTCTTCTAATCTTTCTTTAATATATGATTCGCTATAGCCATAAACACCATCATATATAACCCGATTACGGTCAATAAAAACAAAAGTAGGATAAGCCCCAATAGGATAAGCCCCCTCATCGGGATCTCCTATCAAATCTGTGCTTCCTAATAAAACTTTCGCTGTCGTAATACCATATGCATCCATCCAAGCGGTGGCATCGGCAGTATCTGGCTGATTATTCTCAACATCTGCTAATAAAACAGTCACAATTTGCACTCCTTCTGAATCGTATTCATCTTGAAGAGATTGAGATGTCTGCGCAGCGGAGCGGCATGCCGAACACCACATTGTGGAGAAATCAAGGACAACAATGTCGCCTTTCTGGCTATATAATTCCCATGTCTGTAGTACGTGATCTGGGAGAACTAAATTACACACTGTATCTCCAATATTTTGACTACAATCTTCAGACGCGTGTACTCCGTAAACAGTTGAACCAGTGTCCTCGTTTTCAACAACTCCCACAATAACTTCATCTGCTGCAGCAGCTTCAGTGTCTATTGTCACTGGTGCGCTTTTAGTACAAGCAAATAATAATAAAAACAATAATTTAAACATAATAATTCCCTCTTCTATTAGTAACTATTAAGCTTTTTTAAATTTCTCTATCTTTCTGAGTGCGCCGTGTCCGTTCTTACTGGCGTATTACCTGTTCCTTTTGCTCTTTTAACCAAATCTGATGAGCTTTCTGACTTGGTGCTGCCTCCAACTCCCCACATCAACTCAATACCCAATTTATTACAGACATCAACTTCAGGTGTATTAGTTTTCTTTCTATCACCACCATTTGCAAAATATGTTGGCTTGTGACGCCTAATCGCTTCACAAACGGTACCGTCTGTGTCATTGACGGAATCTACTAAAACGACACCCTTAATAGCATCTAATACTTCTTTTCTTTGATCAAACGTCATAAAAACAAAGCCTTTCTTGCGATATAGCCATTGGTCTGAGTTTGCTATAACGATTACATCGCCAAATTTAGCCGCATCCAAAATGAGCCTAATATG